ATTTTTTTTGAAATAGATGTTCCCGAAAATGAACGAAAGGGGTAAATAGAATGGAAAGTTTTAATGCAGAATCAGTAATTCGTTATGTTGGAGAATCAAAAACACGAGTAATCGACAGCAGGGACGTTGCCAAGATGATTGGCAAAAGTCACGCACACCTAATGCGTGATATTTACCGGTATATCAACGATATGGAGATGGATCCAAAATTGGATTCATCTAAATTCTTCATCGAATCAAGCTATGTAGATAGTATGCATCGCGAAAAGCCTTGCTACCTGCTAACGAAAAAAGGCTGCGAATTTGTGGCTAATAAGCTGACTGGACGCAAGGGCACGATTTTCACCGCAACGTATGTAAGTTTGTTCAATGAGTACGAAGCAGAGCACAACGGCAAACTAATCACGAATGGAGATTTGAATTTAAAGCAACAAGATATTGAGTACCGCCAACGATATGTAGCGGTGAAAGAGCAGGAAGCGGCTAACAAACGGGCTGAACTACTGATTAAGATTGGCGACCGCCAGAAAGAAGAACGGTATCGTCAAGCCTACTATACAGAGGCAACTAATCAGCTGATGTTCCCAATCGCCAACGGCTTAGCAGTTACCGCCGGTGCGATTGCTGAACAACTTGGTACCAATGCTTACAACATCGGTAAGTGGGGACAAATTTTAGGGTTGAAAGCCCCTAAAGGCCATCGCAACCAATATGGCTACTGGAGCGGTGAACGGTATTACTACAACGAGAAAGCAATTGATAAATTTCAACAACACAAGAAAGAGATTGTTGAAGATGATAACGAATTAGGACTTTAGGAGGCCAGAATATGCGTAGCAGTCAAGATATTCGAAATCAGGTTATTTTATATCGGCTTGTAAAAGAGGCAATTTTCGTTGACGAAATGCGTTGGAAAGAACGTGTAAATTGGGTAAGTGCATTAGATGAAACCGTCGGGGCATTAACCCCACGCCTATTTGATCAAGTGTTTCCGATTGAAAAGACCTACGACGGTCAAAAGTGGGGCTGCAAAGATTATTTTTCAGTAGTTAAGTATATCGAAGAAGAAATCGGGTGGGACAAAAAAATCAGTAGCGGCTTTGAGTTCATGCTCGACTACTTAAACCACGACGCTTTATTTGCAGCAGTTAAGGCGATGAACGTTATTAGTGATTGGCACAAACGCCGAACTGGTGAAAGCGTCATTGAAAGATTTGCACGGGAAAACAACATTCCAATTTATACGATTGATAGCAACGGGAACAAAAAGCGTTACGAACCAAACAGCATTTTATCGGAGGACTAACAAAATGAACAAAAAGATTATTGAACGCCTAGAAGGCGAAACCCAAGCAGATTTTGAGCTGCGAGTTGATGTGCTGCTTGCAGACGTGGATTTTCTTTCCGTGTCGTACGTCAAAGATGAGAACGGCGAATCAGAGCAAGCCGAAGTCTTGTATTTCTAACAACCGTAAAAGTTTTTCTGCTTGTAGGAGGTGATCAAATGCAAATTGCGATTGATGATGAACTGATTGAACAGTCCGTCAAGCAATCGATTAAGAAACTGGGGCTAGTCCCAGAAGAAACGTTAAAAGGCAAAACGTGGGACATCGAAGAGTTCCGCAAACAATGCTTGGGCGGTAAAGGCCGGGCATGGGTCAAGCGTGAAATCTTTGATCGTTACCCAGAAACGCACATTGAAAACGGCGGGTTTGTTGTTGATCCATTCCCTGGAACGGGGCGTAAAACCATTATTTATGCCTACGATGCCAGCTTATGGGTCAACGAACACTATCACGAATTTAATTGGGGTGTGAAGTAATGGGAATTGCATTAATTCTATTGGGCTTGCTAGTCGCAATCTTATTTGTCGGTCTTGCAGATCTGACCAACAAGGTTGCTGCGCTTGAAAAACAAGCAGGTATTAATCGAGGAGGACGTCATGGGAACCATTAAAGCTGCGGTCTGGTCGCTGTTAAGTGGTGGGTTTGTCTACCTATACATGACTAACCACTTCATTAAAGCTAATTGGTGTGCGGTCGTTTGGATTGTGCTGTTTGCTTTGCAGACAACGATTAGCGCAACAAAAAAAGGCACTACCGACCGCCGGTAATGCCAATTAAAAAACAAAATTCAAGGTGATTATAGCATGAAAGAAACGTATACGAAAGCCGAACTGATTAAAGCCTGGCAGTCAGGATACGAAGAAGGCTATCAAGACGCGCTGATCGATGAAAACAACGACTATCTGAAAGACGAACCAAAGCACGATTAGAAAGGAACTGAAACATGAACACTGCTGAAATCATTGCTGCTATCGCAACAGTTGATCAGAAACGAGCCGAAGGCGAAATCGATCAGCAATCCTACACGGACACTATCGACGCCTTGCAGCTTGAGCTGGCCGACAAGCTAGATGCCATTGCTTGGTTGATTAACGACACCGAAAAAGATTTAGCTATCTACAACCACGAGCTGGAAAAGATGGCTGAAATCAAGAAAGAACGGGACAAGGCAAAAGCCCGTGTTGACCGCTTGCAAGAATACGTTGGTTACATCGTTGCTAATTCCGGTTCGGCAAAGGTCCGTACTGATAAGCATGTATATAGCAAACGAAAGAGCCAAACAGTCGAATTTAGCGATGAAAGCTTGATTCCGGCTGACTATTGGAAAGAAACGGTCAAGGTTGACCGCAAGCCCGTTAAGGCTGAAATCAAGAAGGCAATCAAAGATGGCAAGGAAGTTCCTGGTGCTTATCTGGCAACGAACTACAAGGGGGTTATCAAGTAAATGGCAGACGAAAAGAAGAAATCAGTGTTTGAAACGTTGTCTGCGGTTGACGTTTCAAAGCACGTTGAAGTTATCAAGATGAAGAAAGGACCAGCACTTAGTTATGTCAGTTGGTCTTGGGCATGGAACTTTGTTAAGTCGATTTATCCAGATACGCCAACACCAAAGTTTACCAAATACAAGGAAATGGCATTAACGACGTATCAAGAGCCATACAAGGTCAAGTATGGCGATAAAGAGTACACCAAATATCGAACAGTCGTTAAGCATGCTGAACTGATTGATCGAGAAGTTCCATATCTAACCACGATGACTGGAACAATGGTTGAGTGCACTATCACGATCGAAGGCGAATCATACACTGAAAGCCTTTATGTCATGGATAACAACAACAACGCTGTTATCAATCCAACAATGAAGGAAATCAATAAAACGCAAAAGCGTTGTCTTGTTAAGGCACTGGCCCTTGCAGGTCTTGGTTTAAGCATTTATGCCGGCGAAGACTTGCCAATGGCTGACATCAACGAAGCTGACAAACAGCAAGCAGAGCAGCGTAAGGAACAAGTTAATCAACAACGCAAAATGAACGCATTACAAGCCGAATATCGGCGCTTAATGATGGAGCTGATTAATCGGCTTAACGGAGATTCAAAGCGCGCTGAGGAACTTGTGAAGGGCACTCTCGGCGATGGTAAACATAGCGGTGAAGACTATGTAAATGCTGTTAAGGCACTCTTAGAAAGCGGGGAACAAAAATAATGATTAATAGTGTGAGTTTAACAGGCCGTATCACGAAAGATTTAGAAAAACACGAAACTGGCAAGGGCACGTCAGTTGTCAACTTCTCATTGGCAGTTGACCGCCGATTCAAAAACGCTAACGGTGAGCATGATGCTGATTTCATCGGCATTCAAGCGTGGGGCATGACTGCTGATCTGTTATGTAAGTATTGCGGTAAAGGCTCACTGGTTGGCATTGAAGGCCGAATCCAAACACGAAACTACGAAAACAATCAAGGCCAACGGGTCTATGTAACGGAAGTTGTAGCTGAAAACGTAACATTCTTAGATTCCAAGAAGAACAACGATCAAAGTCAACAAGGCGGTTATCAATCCAACGGCTATCAGAACGATAACTACCAACAGCAACCGTTCGACAGCGCTTTGCCATTTGACGATAGCGCCGATGACGTTCCGTTCTAATGCTGCGGAGCGGTAAAGCCTACTGGGAGCAGGGTGGGTGGTGGATTGCCCCAGACGAAACACCAAACCTTAGTCATATCGAAACGATGTATGGCAAGGTCAGCGGTGTTCCGGTGGAGTACGAAATCCCAGATAGGCGAAAAGCAAGACCACGTCAGAGAAGACTATTCTTTGCACTGTTAAGTGATATTCACAGATGGTCAGGTGAACCGGCGGAGTGGTTGAAGGAATACTTTTACCTTCAATACACGATCAAAACGGCCGGGAAAGAAATTAGCCTAGCGAACGATACTGTTAGCACGGTATCAGACGCAACGGAATTAATTAATTTGGTGATCGATTTTATTTTCGATTACCAGGTGCCAATCAACGATGGCTATCCATTGTTGCCAAGAGACGAAAGCTATTTCATTTATGAATGCTTGATTCACCGACAATGCGTAATTTGCGGTCGGCATGCTGACCTGCACCATGTCGATTATGGCATTGGAAACAATACGGTTGGCATGGGCATGAACCGAAATAACATTGATCATTCGAAACGAGATTTATACCCATTATGTAGAGCACACCACACAGAAATTGAAACGCTTAATACTAAAGGCTTTGAACGAAAATATCATATCCATGTAAAGGGTATAAAACTAACGCCTGACGTTTTAAGAAAATTAGGCGTGAAGGGAGTATATGGCGATGAGTAGATGGCTTTTTGATTCACACCCAATTGTTGTTGATCGTGAATTAGCAAAAGTATTTGGGCTTAACGAAGCAATCGTGCTGCAACAACTTAACTATTGGTTAAATGGCAAAAGTGCCAAATTAATCAACGGTCGAAAGTGGATTTACAACAGTTATAAGCAATGGCAAAAAGATAATTTCCCTTTTTGGAGTTTAGCAACGGTTCGCCGGGCTATTGAAAACTGCGAGAAAAAAGGATTGATCATTACTGGCAACTTCAATAAAGCCGGGTTTGACAAAACGAAATGGTATTCAATCGATTATGAAATGGTTGATAAGGGCATGAGCAAACGAGTTGCTCAAAATGAGCAGACGGACTGCTCAAAAAGAGCAAACGGAGTTGCTCAAAATGAGCAAACCAATACCAGAGATTACTCAGAGATTACGACAGAGATTACAACAGACAATAATAGTCGGGCAGAGCCCGACGGAGTGGCTGACAAGACAAAAACAATTGTTGACTATCTGAACGAAAAAACAGATAGCCACTACAAAGCAACCACACCAAAGACCAAGCAGCTAGTTCAAGCAAGGATTAAAGAAGGATTCACTGTTGATGACTTCAAAACAGTTATCGACAAGAAAACTGCTACTTGGCTGAACGACAACAAGATGAACAAATACCTACGACCATTAACGCTGTTTGGAACTAAGTTTGAAGACTATCTAAACGAGAAAGTGAAGGGCCAACCAGACAAGAACGATCCTTACTATACCGAAAGGATCAATCCGATGACTGGTCAGCCAGACCCTAACGGATTGACACGGTATCAGATGGACAACGAATACTGGTAATTTACGGATTTCAAATCCTAAAAATAGCAAAAAACGCTGGAGGTGAAACATGCTTAGCGTAAAAGATAGTGCCAAAGAAGGCGTTAAGAGTCTAAAGAAAATCTTTGCCAAAGAAGGTTGGGACCTTCCCGATGTTGATCTGACTGATAAGCAAGCAATGGCTGACTATCTTAAAAAGAAAGCTGAGCCGTTGCATGACGAATGGCGGAAAGAGAACGCACGGCACAACTTTAATCGGGTTTATCGCAAAAGCTTGTGGACTGGCGAGCCGATTAAATTCACATATGCTGATTGGCAGCCAAAGAAACAACCAAACGAGCAATTAGCCCGCAATTTAGGCAATCAATCGTACTTATTAGCCAAAGAGATTGCGGAAGGCAAGCCATATCGGGTTTATCTAGCAGGAAGGCCAGGCACTGGCAAGACAAGCCTAGCGTTGGCAATGGTTGATTTTATCAGAAACAACTCAAACAAGACGGCTATGTTTGTTTCAACCGACGCACTAGCAGAACTATATGCAATGCGTTTTGACGACAAGCAAGCCCAAAACCGGCTTTATGAACTGAACGCCTATATGAAGGGCGACAAGCGATTGAAAATTGAGCCGGTGGACGTTCTAATCTTAGACGACTTTGGAACGGAAGGCGGTATGCGGACCGACAAACAAAGCCAAGTCCGAGTTGATATGCAAAAGGGACTGTTTGCAGTAGCAGACGCACGATACGGCAATCAATCGACGATTGTAACAACAAACAACACGATGGCAGAGCTTGAAGCAATGTATAACGAGAAGCTATTAAGCAGACTGATAACACGGAATCAAAAGCGCCGACTGGTGTTTAACGGCATGACAGACGTTCGAGCAAGCATGATTTAGAAGGTGAAGAGATGTTAAAGCTAACGAAAGACAAGATGATCTTAGATACAGAGCAGAGTTGCGCTTGGTGTGAAGGTTCAGGCTATCTTGACACGATCGAACGCAAGTGCCCGTTCTGTGAAGGCGATGGCATGCTGCGTATTGACCCGGCAATCGTACGGGTGATGAAAAGTTCCGGGCATTGGGACAGCAACAACGAAGTAGACGCAAGCTTAATGCATGATATGGGGGCATAGGATTTTGAAAAAATTAGTGAAAGTCTTCGATGTACTGACAGTTCTTTCAATGGTATCAATCGGAGTTGGATTCATCGTTGCCATTTGGTTTAACGGATTAATCGGCTTAAAAGTTATTTCAACGAGTTTTGCCAGCATGTTTGTTTGCATGTTAGTAGGTTTTTCACTGGATACTTATCGATGATCAAGCTGATCTTACCGATCGAACCGGTGGCACAGGCTAGGCCACGAGCAAGAAGGTTCGGCAAGGGAATTCGGCTGTATGACCCGCCTAAAACAGCAACATTCAAGAAACAGTTGCGAGCATTGGCAACAGAGATGTATCGCGATGCACCAGTCGAGGGTGAAATCTATCTCAAGGTAGCCTTTTATCGAAAGATTCAAAAGAGCATATCGAAAAAAGAACACGATAGACGGGCATCAGGAGCGCATAGACCGATTGTAAAAGCCGACTTGTCTAATTACCTTAAATCATTTGAAGATGCCTTAAACGGCGTTTTATGGAAAGATGACGCAATGATTGTTCACGAAGAAATCGACAAGTATTACTCGGACAAGCCAAGAATAGAGGTTGAAATTTATGCAAAAGAAACTTAATGGCTGTAAATGTTCTGTGGTTGGGTGTGGCAGAAAAGCAACAGGCTGGCAAGACGGCATGCCTTACTGCAATAAGCATTGGCTCCGAATTTACGTGAACGGTGACGTTAGGCTGCACGGTAAAAAAGTAAAAACGAAGTATATCAAACATGAAAAATATGCTGAGGGAGTAACAAGCAAAGGGGTCAAGTTTAAGTTTGATTTAGACGACTGGGATAAGGTAACACAACACAGCTGGTCAATGCTAAAGTCTGGATATTTGGTCTGCACCTATAAGCAAAAACAAATACGTCTTCATAGATTAGTCACCAACGCACCAGACAACGGATTAGTTGTAGATCACATAAACGGTGACACGCTAGACAACAGAAAAGAAAATTTAAGAATTACAACGCAAAAAAATAATTCACGAAATTTGGCTTTGTCAAAGAGCAACAGAACTGGAGTTACAGGCGTAAGCAAAACGCCGAATGGAAAATATCGTGCACGAATCATGGTGGATAGAAAAGAGATACGTCTTGGAACGTTTGAAACTCTAAAAGAGGCAGCTGTTGCAAGAAAAAATGGAGAAACCAAGTACTTTGGGGAATTCTCAAGAAATCACGATAGAAGTTAGGAGTATGACAAATGTTGACTAAAGAAAAGTTAAGCGAAATCACTAAGAATGCAATCGGGACGTTTCATTACACCTATGCCGTTGCAAAAGTAAGCTCACAAAACAGCTTTGCCATTCGGCTGTATGACCAACTGAACGATGAGCTGGTAGCAAATTCATATATCTACGAAGGTGATAAGCCAGGTCGGTTCATGATTGATTTTGTGCCAGAACGGAGCAACAAGACCGATCGTGTAGTGCTGCGTGATATTATCGGCCAACTGTACGAGTATTTCGATGGCCAGCTTAAACAAAAATACTATATCAAGATGCTAAACACAGATTATGGCTATCTGACACGGGCAGAAGGCACTGATTCATGGAACGTAACATCACTAAAGATTGCCAAGATGAGCAACCAAAAAGCCACATTTACGGCTGTTGAAATCGGTGATATGCAAACGGACGAAGCCTTCGCTAACGTGAATTTATGGCGTGCTGCTGAAGAAGTCGATGAGGATTAGGCATGGTATCAAGCTACAAAGGGACTGAAAACAATGAACAGTCAAAGGATTTATTGCTAACGCTAAACACTAACGATGGGCTTAAGTCTGTCGGTGTCAAAGGCGTATTCCGCACTGAAGCCACGCTGAAGGATACTGGTAAAGTGGTTGAGCTGCGGCGCTGGTACTGCGGACGCAAACTAAGTGCTGCGTTTGACGAGTATATCAAGCAGACGGCAAATAACGATGATGAAATTAAGACCATGCAGGCATATGCTGCACTGGTTGATAGCGCTGAAAAGCGTATTGCGAAAATGTTGAAGGAAGGGGCAATCTAAATGACAAAACGAGCACGGGAACATAACGATTTAGACATCTTAGCGGTGCAGTTGGACGAAGGAGCCTACAAGCCTACTCGCGGACATATGGACGATGCTGGTTTTGACCTGTATTCGCCAGTTGATGCAGAAGTCAAGGCTCACGATAGCGTAATTATCAACACTGGCGTTCACGTAAAAATTCCGGCCGGTTGTGCAGGACTGATTGTTGCCAAAAGCGGTTTAAACACCAAACACGACCTGACGGCAACAGGATTGATTGATCGTGGCTATACTGGTTCAATTCGCGTCAAGCTGTACAACAACGGCGACCATGATTACAGCATCAGCAATGGCGACAAGATAACACAGCTGGTCATCATAAAAGTGTGGATGCCAAAGTACGACAAAGACGCAACTGTTGTAGACAACATCGGCGAAAGTTCAGATGGACGTGGCAACGATGGATTTGGGAGCACTGGAAAATGAAAGAATACAAGGAAGTTAGCGTCACGGCTTGCGAACTTGAACGAGCAATCAGCAGTGCTGAAAAACGTATCGCGAAAATGCTAAAGGAAGGGACTATCTAGATGACAAAACGGGCGCGGGAACATGTGGGGCTTGTGCTTGCATTGAAAGCATTCAAGCGCTGCTATCGTGCCAACGGGCCAGGTGTTTCTGGTCCACGTTGGCGGGCATATCGAACGGAGCGAGAAAAGGAAATGAGGCATTGGCAATGAAACGATTTTTAAATGTTGCTATTGTAGTCAGCTTTTTTAGTTTGACTGCAGCCGCTATCCGGGTGGTCTGGGATCAACGAGAAGTCGTTCTGAATGTTCTGAAGACAGCTGCAATCGTATTTGGATCTGCATTGCTGTGCAAGGAAGTATGGATTATTGCAAAGGAGCTGTGACAAATGGCTTTGATTGGACACAAGCGTGTGATTTTAAAGAATGGCAAAGTGGATTGGATTGCATATGATACCGAATTTGTTGACTGCCTTGATTACGGAATCACAATTTATCGAAAATCCGATGAAAACTACTTTACCGATGACGGATATACGGCATTTAATCTCGACTACTTCGTGCCAACCTGGCGAGAAGTCGGCGCTGTTAAGAAGATTTGCAAACGCTATGGCTGCAAGATGAAAGGTGAGCACGAAGAGTTACAAGCGCCACACGATAGTCAGCTAATTCAGGCAATTCTCGCTATCTACGCGTGGATTGAGTTTAAGGGGGACGATTATGAAATTATATAAAGTGACTTTTTCTGGTCGTCGGCATATCGGTAATTGGATAGTGGCTGCTGGTTGCAAAAAACAAGCAGTCGGCCTGATTGTCAACCACTTAAATTGGCGTATGCAGCTGCGAGGCATCACTTATCAAACTACAGATTTTCATGCTAAAAAAATCGATATTGATTCAATCAAAAAGCCAACGATTATTGATTAGGAGGACGAACGATGAGCAGTAAACGAATCAACGAGTTTAGCAAGAAACTCAAAGCACTTGATAACCATCTAGGTTTTAAAGTTTTAGAAAATACTGAGGCAAATTTAAACGGCAGTTTTGTTAGCCTTAGCAAAAAAGGAAATGTTTTGATCACCTATGGCAACGATACTGTATTTGAATTGACCACTGTCGATGAGACCCCAGTAATTGATCTAGACTCTATCTACGTCGATAAAGATAACTCTGTTCTGTTTGGCAATTTAATTGAGTTGTGTGGTGAGTACTTAGATGCATTTTTTGATGGTGATCAGCATGAGCACTAGACGAGCACGAAGCCACAAGCGCGATGTCTTTCTAGATGTCAAGGCTAGAAAATTCTGGAAAACATTCGACCAAGAAGGGCTTATGCATAAGGATATTAGGAAATTCGCTGACCGACCGCGCAAATTCCGTAAACGTGCTTATCATCGCGCGAAAGAGATTGAAAATAAAAGCCTGAAGACGGAGCCACTAGGATTGCTGCGGTTCGTAAAAGCTCCGTTTGACCAGGATCCATTTGAACCGTTTTGGGCAACAAAGGAGGAACAGCATGAGCACTAGACGAGCAAAACAGCACAAGGAAGATAACTACGTTATTATTCCTTATCGAAAATGGTTGAAAGTATACGACGAAAAGGGTTTTTACTATAAATTGCTTCGGAAATATGAAAATCTAGGCCGACCGCGTAAGTTCAGAAAACAAAATTATAAACGCGAAAAAATAATTGAAATGAAATCCAGAGAAAAAGAAGTATTTGAAGCTTATTCAAGGAATAAGTTAGCTATTGAACATCACTTGAATGATAACGCAATTATCGAATTGGTGGGGTGGGGAAATGATTAACGACGTAGAGCGAGCATTCCGCAACAACGAACTGGTAACGCTGATCGACGGTTTTAGGTTGTATCAAATCGTCGAGCTGAACAAGCTGAATAAAACCGTGCTGCTTGATGAGATGTACAACGATGAAGGGCATTACTACTCAAAGCACTTTCCGAAGATCTTAACCGGTTGGGAAAGCGTATATACGACTGGAAGGCATGTAATCGAAAGCGAGGGGCAGCATGAATAATAGAAACTGGAACGGATTAGACTTTGTCTTAACTTTGTGTTTGTTGTTCTGGGCGTTAGTAGCATTGGCAGTCTTGAAAATGGTGGTTGGTTAGATGATTGACATGGAAGAGTTTTGCCAGTTGGAGAACTGGTATCGAACAACGTACCCCGATTTATATCTGGAGTATGACTTTCTGGACGATGATGGTTGCCCAGACGGCGAAACGGCAACAGCGAAGTACAAAAAGCTGCAAGAGATGATTAAGGAAATGCGGGCAAGCTATCACAAGCCCGGACAAAGCGTTGACAACTTTGCCATTGAAGCTGAAATTTACGCAAAACAGAAGGAAGCACTAGAGCAGGGTAAAAGCTGGCATTGGGTTATCGAGAACGTGCCAATTTCTAGAAGCGGCTATCTTTACTATGTTCGAAGAAACGGCGCGCTAAAGGTTATGCACCAAAAGTTGCCGTCATTTAAAAGGCATGGCGTGGAAATCACCATTAAAGATTTAAAGCTAGGTAAAGTCATGCACTATATCAGCATTCAAGCAGCAGAACGGGCGTTAGGCTTTAAAGCTCATGCGCTACACAACTATTTGAAACGCCGGCAAGAAAAGCCATATCTGGGTCGCTATGTAGTCGAAAGGGGTTAGGGCATGGCAGTTAAACAAGCAGAATTATTTGACGAAATCGATGAGCAGGCAACCCGTCAAGCGGTGCGCGATTTCTTTTTTGATGATGGATTCAACAAGCGGACGTTTAGTCATATTCTACGCAAGGCAGGGTCAGGCGACATTAAAAGCCCGTCATTGTCTGCTGACGGCGGTTTTGGTGGTAGTGGTGGAAATCACAACGAAGACGCCTTTATCGCTCACACGGAGTATTCACGTGCGTTAAATGCGGTGTATGACGCAATCAACAATTGTCTGAGCGAAGAAAGCCGTGTTATTCTGAAAAACCGGTTCGTAAAACGGGAACAAGTAGAAGACGTCAAAGAGCTGCTGCATATCAGTAGCAACAAGAGCTGGCACAAGTCAGAGAAATTCGCATGCTATGAGTTTTCAGAAACGATCGAAACAGCCATTGCAAAGTACCAAGTTGAAGATCTATTCCCAACGTTTACAATCATGAAAAAAGCCACTGCTTAAAAAGTGGTATATAAGGTAGTACCAATTGGGGTACTAAGAGGGGATTAAATAAACCTTGAAAATGCGGTATATTGGTATTGTGCCAGAGATGGCATATAACCTTTCTGTTCCGATGGTCTTTCAAATTTGTTGGAAATGAAATCCTTTCAAGACGATTGTTTAATTTAGTCATACTTTGATTTCTAGGCTTGCATGCGCAATAAAAAATATTCGCGATTGCAAAGCGACTTTTTACCTACTAAAGCAAGGAAACTTGCTTTTTCATACCGTATAAGATGGCAAATGATTACTTCCGTAAACCTTTAAACTTGATCGCTCCAATACTGATCATTTGCGAGGCGGTGCGATTCCGTCTTACGGTGTTACTATCTGGAAGACACGACAGATAGTTGGAAGGTCCCAGGTGGGCTTGTTGCTAACGTTACTTGAACGATCTACCGGCGTTAGCAGCATGCAAAAAGTGGTGCGAGTCCACTACCTATCCTTTGCCAGGGATGGCATAATTTGAAACGGGTTGCATAATCCTTTGCATATAATCCTTCCGGCATGGTGTTCCTTATCAACGCCGGCGGGTTTTGGAAATGTAGCGAAGATGGAAAACGCGACGGTCTGTAAAACCGTTCCTTCGGGTTCGTAGGTTCGATTCCTACCATTTCCATTGCCTACGGGCAAAAAATAAAACTATTTTTCGTTGATTTAATAAATGGTTTTAGCGTGTACGTTGACAGTGGTCGTTGGCGTGCTGCTTATGCATCAGTTTCAATTGACGGGTTTCGGCCCGTCTTTTTTATTTGGTCAGGAGAGCGAACGAATGTTTATCACAAAGAAATACGGGCTAGTCAGTAGCCGGTCTGAGTATATCATGTTGGCTTATGCTGACCGGATATGCAGAGAGCGGCACAAGGCCGAGAATGAGCGACACGAGCCCGTTAAGAAGAAGATTGATAAAAAGGTCAGGTATAGCGTTAAACCGCCGAAAATGAAGTTGTGAGGTGCGAAATGGAACGATCAAATGTTATTTATTTAGTGCCTGACATCGAAGGCAAAATGCACGCTATCAACGCAAGCGATATAGAAGGCTTGATAGTTGCTGAAGTTTATGAAGATGGCGAAACCGGATATGATACGGTTACTACAAAATGCAAAGATGGTTATGAAATGATCTTGTCGCCGGCTGGCACGATTGAACAGCGATTCGATAGGGCGATATGGAAAAATAAGTATATCAAAGCGTGATAGCTTAACGGCTATCGCTTTTTATTTTGATGAAACGAGGTGTGGTGATATGCCATGAGTAAAGTAAACAAAACGGGACAAGACGGGCCTTTTTATAAGTTGGACAAGCGTCGGCAAAAAGCGGTTATGTTGCTGTTTGAAGACGAGTTGACCGATGAAGAAATTGCTAAGTCAGTTGGCCGAAGCAGGTCTACTTTGAGTAGTTGGAAAAACGAAGAGCTGTTCAAGGCAGCGCAAAAACAGTACCGATCACTTGTTGTTAAAAATGACTACGAAAGTAAGGCACTTAAGAAGCTGAAAGAGTTGTTAGAAGCTAAATCAGAAATGGTTCAGCTACAATCAGCGACTACCATTTTAAAAATGGCCGGCATGCTGTCTGATAACGATACGCCTGAGCTTACACGGGCTAAGGTTCGTAAGGCTAATGCCGATGCACGAGTGGCGGAGGCAAGGGCAAAGTCGCTTGAAGAAAACGGCGCAGATGTCGAAGTGCTGATTGATAAAATGCTTACTACAATCGAACGCAAGGATAGTGAAGAGAATGCTAACTGATTTATTTACGGAAAAGCAGAATAAGGTTCTGCATACGTATCTAAATGAAGATTTTCGTATGATGATACTATCTGGAGCGGTTCGGAGCGGTAAGACATACATTAATAACTATTTGTTCCTGCTTGAGTTACGTAGAGTTGCCAAGCAAGCAGAATTAGAAGGCGAAAAACACCCGCAATATATCTTGGCCGGTGCGTCTAGCGGTTCAATTTATAACAACGTAATTTTGAGTATTTCAAACACGTTTGGTATTGATTTACCACCAGACCGTCATAACCATTTTCATTTGTTTGGCGTTGATATTACGCCAATCTACACAGATTCTATTCGTGGGTTAGCCGGTGCACGTGGTTTTACTTCATATGGCGCTTACGTAAACGAGGCCAGCTTGGCAAATGAGCGAGTTTTCGAAGAAATCAATAACCGTTGTTCAAAACCTAATAGCAAGATTATTTGCGACACAAACCCAGATAACCCGCAGCATTGGCTTAAGGTTAATCATATTGATAAGGACGACCCCAAAGCGAGAACGATATACTTTAATTTCACGATTGACGATAACCCAACGCTATCAGCCGATTATGTCGAATCTTTGAAGGCGTCTAAACCGAGCGGGGTTTTTTACGATCGTGATATTTTAGGCTTATGGGTCAGTGGTGATGGCGTTGTTTATCGTGATTTTAACAAGCGAACGATGATGATAGACAAGCAGGACTTACCGGACGATTTAAGCTATTATTGCGGTGTCGACTGGGGTTTTGACCATGCCGGTGTTATCACTGTTTTTGGCGATGATAAGCAAGGCAACGTCTATTTAATCGAAGAGCACACGAAACAGTTTAAATTCATCGAGTATTGGAAAAACATTGCGAAGGATATTCAAGCCAAGTACGGCCGGAATATCCTTTTTTGGTGCGATTCGGCACGGCCTGACAACGTGAGCGAATTTCAACAAGCTGGTATTCAAGCCCGTAACGCTAACAAAGCAAAAATGGCGGGTATTGAAAAGGTCAGCGAGTATATGAAACAAGGCAAGTTCTATGTTGTCAAAGAAGGCGTTGACCAGTTTCTGGACGAAATTTATCAGTACGTCTGGGACGACAAGACCGGCGAGCCTGTCAAAGAGAACGACCACGTGATGGACAGCCTACGCTATGCAGTATTTAACCAACACCGCGACAACCAAGCACGGACGATTCGTTCAAGGTATTTCTGATTTTACGCGTATCGTACGCGTTTAATAGCTACGAAAAAGAGGTGAGAGAATGGCAATTCAAAAAACGATTAGCGAAAATTGCTATGTAACCAAAGAAGGCGTATATCTGTTCGCCGGTGAAGAACTGGACACGACTAGCTTAATGCAGTTCATCAACGATAATCGCCAACGGTCTACGAAGTATAACCATTACTACGACTTGTATAGCGGTAACCATGATATTTTGCGCAAACCACGTGATCGTTACTCAATGCGTCCAGATAACCGTATCATTAGCAACTGGGCTAACTACGTTGTTGATACGTATGTAGGCTATTTCATCGGTAAACCACCTAAGATTGCGTTAGATGACGATAGCACTAACGAGCGGTTGCAAGACTGGCTGAACGTCAACTCGTTCCAAGACAAGCTGAGCGAAGTTGCCAAGCAAGTTGCTATCTATGGCCGATCATACATGATGGCTTATCAAAATGAGAACAGTGAAACAGAAATTGCGGTTGCTGCGCCTGATAGTAGCTTTATGATCTACGACACCACAATTAAGCGGAATCCCGTTGCGTTTGTGCGGTATTTAAGCTACAACGACCAGTTGAGCGGTGAAGTATATACCGACAAAGAAATTACTTATTTTGGTAATGACGGCAAGGTAGAAGAACAAACCAACCATGTGTTTGGCTTTGTTCCTGCTGCTGAATTCTTTGCTAACGATGAGCGCCTTTCGCTGATTGGCAAGATTGATACGTTGGTCGAAGAGTATGACCGTGCTATCAGTCAGAAGGCTAACCAGGTTGCTTATTTTGACAACGCCTACCTTAAGATTCTGGGTATTCCGTTGCCAACAGATGAAGACGGCAAAACAGTTCTTAACTTGGAACAAGACCACGTGCTTTACTCACCAAGTGCAGATGCTGCGCAAGGTGAAGTCGATTTTATTACCAAACCAGACGGCGACAACATGCAAGAAAACATGCTTAGTCGCTTGAAAGATGATATTTTCCAAACGGCAATGGTCGCCAACCTTAACGATGAAGCGTTTAGCGGTAACGCAAGCGGGGTTGCGATTCGCTATAAGCTGTTATCAATGCAGAATCAAGCTGCGTTTGAAGACCGTAAGTTTGCTATTAGTCTGCGTCAACTGCTGGGCACTGCGTTAGGTCTGGGCAAGGCGATTGGTACGGTTAGCCGAGTTGATATCATGAAAGACTTGCAAATCGTACCGGCACGAAACATTCCGCTTGATATTGAAAACGAAGCACAAACAGCTTCTACGCTGTCAGGCATTGTATCGAAGGAAACCCAGTTAAGCACGTTGTCGATTGTTGACGACCCGAAGAAGGAAATCGAGCGTATGCGTGAAGAGCAAGCCGAAGACGTGCGAAACAACTTGCAGGCGATGCCGTCCATGACTGATCAGCAAAAGACTAACATCAAGGATAGCCAAAGCGAAGCCAATGATGATGAAGGCGATGATGTAAATGCCGAGTAGCTATTGGGAAGAGCGAGTCAAGCAAGAGAAGGCCTGGCAACTCAAACAGCTTGAAAACGATGCTGAGTTTGGCAAGTTGCTAGAAACCTACTACAACCAAGCAATCGATGATATTAGCGATAGTATCGAGAAAGAGCTTAACCGTGTAGGCAAGGACCAAGTAACACAAATGGACGTCAAAGCGTATGAAACCAAAGCTAAGTCAATTGTGGCTGAGGCGGAGAAAATGCAGGCTAACGGTCAGAAAGTAACGTATGCTGATTTTAGCGACCAGGTGAACCAACGTTTGAAGGTCTACAACGCTACAATGCGAATCAACCGGCTTGAACATCTTAAGTCCGAAGTTGGTCTTGATATGCTGCGAGCCGGTGTTAAAGTCGATTCCAGTCTGCGAGATAAGTTGAGCGGTGATTACCAAAAAGAAGTCATTAGGCAAGCCGGTATCATGATGGACAGCGCGCAACGTTCGCCTTGGACAGGCAAGGACGCTGCTAAGATTCTAATGGCACAAACCAACGGGGCAACGTTTAGCCAACGTTTGTGGGCTGACCAAGACGCCCTTAAAGCAAAACTAGACCAAGTTTTAAGTGTTGGTATGATACAGGGTCAAAATCCACGTAAAATGGCTACACGGCTACGTGAACAGGTCAAAACAGCGGTTGGCAATCAAAGATATGTAACCGAGCGATTAGCACGGACTGAAAGTGCGAGAATCCAAACGAACGTGCAACTTGAATCGATTAAAAAGCACGGCTACAACTACGTCCAGTGGCTGGCCGAACCGAAAGCGTGCCCTGCTTGTCGAGCGATTGCAAGTCGTGATAGTGGATTCGGCGAAGGTGTCTATACGGTTGCTAAAGTGCCAGAGATTCCAGAGCACCCAAATTGTCGTTGCAGCATATCTGAAACGTGGGTTGATGGCAGAGATGATAATCTTGTCGGCGGTAAACGTTCAAAGACGCTTGAAAAAGCTATTGGTGCAAAGAAAGTTTAGCTGCGGCTAGGCCTGTTTATTTTCCGAATTAAAAACAAATTCAAGAGAACTCATGCATAGCAAGGGTTCTCTTTTTTCATGCTTAAATTTTGGCCTTTTTGACTTATTTGCAGGCCTAAAAGAACAAGTTCGGACTATATAGCCGACCGGGCTTAAAACGAGGTGTATCCATGTACAAAAAGTTAGTACAAAGCGGGCTTGTTAAAACTCATAGCTTGCCAATGATGTTGCAATTTTTCGCTGAACAAAGCGGTGAAGGTTCGGACGGTGCACCAAATACCGAGCCAGAACAGCCAAGTGATAGCGAAGAAAAGCATGGCGAGCAACAAGCCAAGACTTTCACGCAAGACGAAGTTAACAAGATTGTTAGCCAACGTTTGGAACGTCAAAAGGAACAGCTTAAGGCCAAGGAAGACGAGGCCAAGAAGTTATCCCGTATGAACGCCGAACAAAAGGCTAACTACGAACTGGAAAAAGCAAACAAGCGAGCAAAAGAGGCTACTGCAAAACTGGCACGCTACGAAATGCGCGATAGTGCCAAGCAAATGTTAGCAGACGGTGGTTTTAACAACGCTGATAACGGTCTGCTTGATCTGGTTGTAACAGACACCGCCGAAAGCACTCAAGCAAACGTTAACGTGCTGCTGACTGCGATTGAGGCAATTCGAGAAGACGAACGAAACAAGCTGTTAGCGGGGAAAACGCCACGAGTTAGCGGGAAGAAGGTTAAGCCATTGACGCCTAACGATCTTATCAAACTGAAACCCGCCGACCGAATTAAATTTCAGCGTGAGAATCCCGACGAATATGTGAAGATTCTAGGAGGTAAATAACTATGGCAGATAACATGACGATGATTGCGGACCTGGTAAATCCTGAGGTCAATGCGCCAATTGTTCAATACACGATGCAACACGCAATGCGGTTCACACCACTTGCACAAGTTGATAACACGCTTGTTGGCAACGCCGGTGATACTCTGCAATTCCCTAAGTTCACCTACATTGGTGATGCAAAAAACATTGCCGAAGGCCAAGCGATCCCGTTCGACAAATTAGGCACTAAGATGACCAAGGTTAAGGTTCAAAAAGCAGCCAAGGGTACGATGATTACTGATGAAGCTGTGCTGTCTGGTTACGGTGATGCAATTGGTGAAAGCACTCGGCAACTGGGACTGAGCATTGCTGATTTTGTTGATACAGCCGTACTGACTGCTGCGAAGAGTGGCAGTCAAAAGGCAACGATCACGCCAACGGTTGAAGGCCTGCAAACGGCACTTGATGTTTTTAATGATGAAGATGATTCCACTGTCGTTGCTATCATGAGCCCTAAGACGGCATCTAAACTACGTATGGACGCAATTAACAAGAAGCTAGGTAGTGAAGCCGGAGCTAACCAAGTTATTAACGGCACGTACTACGATGTTTTGGGTGCTCAAATCGTACGGAGTAAGAAGCTGACTGATACCGAGATGATTTTGATCAAAGCTAACCAAAGCTCACCAGCACTGAAACTGGTCATGAAGCGTAACGTACTACTTAAGACACAACAAGATATTGATCATGATGCTACTAAGATGACGGCAACTGAACACTTTGCAGCGTTCCTGTATGACGATACGAAGGTGGTTGTCGCAACGGTTCAAGCAGCGGCTGAAGCTAGCGGTACGGGACACTAGTAGATAAGGTGATTTATTATGGCAAGTCTTGACGATTTAAAAACAATGCTAGGGCTTGCGACTGATGACACAAGCCAAGATTCTGTTTTGGCGCTGATTATCAAAAACGCTGACTTACAACTGCGGTTTAAGTTAGCCTTAGACGCTGGCGAGCAAGTGCCTAATGAATTGGCCTATATTCCAATCGAAGTCGCTGTACGGCGCTATAATCGCCTAAAAAACGAAGGTATGAGTTCATATACCCAAGAAGGTGAAAGCATTACGTTTAACAGTAACGATTTCGATGATTACCAGGCTGATATTGACGATTGGCGCAAACGTCATAGTCATGGCGTACTAACCACGGTTGACCCGTTCTATCGAAAGCAGGGTGATTAAGTGCGTTTCGACCATATTATCAAGTTTTATGATAAGTCTGAACGGCACTACGACCCGAAAACACATGACTATGTAGGCGGTGAAAAGCTAGTTTCAACGTTGCATGGCAATGTAACTGATGTCGGCACGGTTAAGTCGGTGCAATTGTTCGGCGACTATAAACAGAACAGTCTAGTAATACGGCTTTATGCTGCACCGCCTAAGTGGTCATACCTGACCATTGACGATGGAAAGCAAAAGTATGTACTGCAGACAATGCGAAAACCGTTAAAACTGTTCACTTTGATTGTAGGTGAAAGCAATGGCTAAAGTAACGTTTCAAATTAAAGGCGCTAGGGAACTACAACGAGCAATCGCCAAGCGACCTATGATGATGGCGACGCAAACGAAAACGATTGTTGCTAAACATGGTGCGTTGCTTAAGACGAAAACGGCACAGAACATGGCTGCTGCGTATACAGCTGGTTATGTAACTGGTGCTACTAGACGTTCGCTGTCTACTACGTTCTCAAACGCTGGCATGACGGTAGCTGTTGCACCACACACCGAGTATTTCCCTTACTTGGAATTCGGCACCAGGTGGATGTCGGCACGGCCTACACTTAAGCCGGCATTTGCATATCAAAGTGTACAGTTCGTTAACGATTTGAAGAAAATGATGAAGTAAGGAGGCGATGGCATGATACCTGAACAGGAATTATTCGACACGGTATTTTCCAAAGCGCAAGAGCTAGGCTATACCGTGTATGATCATTTGCCACTAGAGAGCGAGAATGCCCCGTACCCGTTCATTAATGTTGGTGACGTAAATTCCACCATAAGTCCATATAAGGACGCCTACGGAGCTAGAATCGATATCACGCTTAACGTGTGGGACACTGGAGAGAATCGCTACAACGTGGCAAAAATGATAAACGCCTTGTCTTCAATTGGACAGGGCGTTTTACTTTCCGAAAACTTCCGTTTTGTGGGTCGGCCGTCGCTTAACAGCAATCAAATAATCACTGATACGAGCGTGCCCGATACCGTGTTAATGCACGGCATTGTGTCGCTTGTGTTCGAATTGGGTTAGGAGTGAGAGAATGGCAAATGCTAATTTAGAAAAAATTCAGGGTGTTAACGTCGTTGTCTATGCCCGCAAATTGGCGGAGGCTGCTAAAGTAGCCGGTCAGCTTATCCCGTATCAAACGAGTTTGAGCATTGACCCACAACGCGACTCTGATAAAAAGAAAACTAAGTCTGGGACGGTAACTACCACGTCGAGCTTGGAAACTGATTTCAAGTTTGAATTTGTAAACAACTGGTCCAAGATTGCCGACCAGCTGCTTGATTCCATTTTCGACAACGAAGAAATGGAATTTTGGGCGGTTAACCGGCAACGTAAGAATGCAGACGGTCAATACTATGCACTGTATCTGCGGGGCAAGGTTACCGAAGACAGCAACGACAACGATCCAGACGATGTTTCGAGCCGTGAAACAACTATCACGGTTGATTATGGTCCGGTTCGTGGTTGGGTAACACTAAGCGAAGAGCAAGAAGCCGAGTTAGCTTACATTTTCCGTGGCGTTGGCGCAATTGAAGGCACGCCAAAGAACGATGGTACTGATGGCGCTGGTAAGGCTTGGAACAAAGAAACTGACGCCGGACAAGGTGTTGGCGATAACTAGGAGGACTATTAATGCAAATCAAAGTTAACAACAAAGATGTCAACCTTAATTTTGGCGTTCGCTTTATTCGTGAGCTTGATCGAAAAATCGGCATGACGCTTGATATTAAAGGCGTTGAACAAAATTTCGGTATGGCACTAACTAAAGCTGTTCCCGCACTACGAAGCTATGATGTTGCCGTACTGGCAGACCTGCTTTACTGTGCTGCGTGGGACAATAGGGAACGGCCATCGCAAAGCGATATTGACGCTTACCTTGATGATAAGAAAACGAACATTGATAAGTTGTTCGATGACGTCACTAAGGAGCTGAAATCGAGCAATGCTGCGCGCACTGCAACAAAAAATCTGAAAGCCTAGATAGTCAAGAGAACGACCAGACAAGCGAAGAAACATATCGCATGATCTTGGTCAACTGCCTGGCATATCTAGGCTTTACCGATTTAAAACAGGCAGAGCGTATCACGTTAGCTGAGTATCAACTACGGCTTGAAGCATACGAACTGCGAGCGATTCGCAAACGTGAAGACCAGGCCTATCAAGCGTGGTACAACTATGCTGTTCAGGCAACCACTGGTGGCAAAAATCCAAAGTGGAAGTATGCGTCTGTTCAAAAGTTTCTCAAGGACGTTGGCATTACCAAGTCATTATCGGCGATTAATGCCCAGTATGGACGTTCTAACGATAACGACAAGGAAAATACCACGAAACTGTTTCAACGGCGCTACAAGGAATTCAGAGAGCTTAAAAAGCGCGGCCTGATTGATATGCAAGCATGGAGAGGGGGCGGCTAGAATGGCACAAGAAATGAGTATCGAGGCGATTCTTTCCGCCGTCGATCAAAATTTCACCAAAACGATGGAAGCGGCTGTTGATAGCCTTAGCAAAGTCGTTGGTCAAAGTAACCAAACGGCAAGCGCTACAACATCGGCAACCGGTTCTGTTAAAAATCTTGCAACGTCATTAGGGCTTGTTGCGGTTGCAAGCAAAGCATTTAGCGTTGTTAAAGATTCAATCGGCGGGGCAATTGATCGTTTCGATACACTTAACAAGTATCCAGTCGTCATGGACGCTTTGGGGTATTCGGCACGAGATGTTGCGAAATCAAGCAAGTTAATGCAAAAAGGCATTGATGGGTTGCCAACGTCATTGCAAGATATCACTTCGGTTGCACAGCAGTTAGCACCATTGACGGGTAGCGCTACAAAGGCTAGTAAGTCAGCATTAGCCCTTAACAACGCCTTTTTGGCGAGTGGGGCAAGTGTTGCTGATACTAGTCGGGGTCTGCAACAGTACACTCAAATGTTGTCAACCGGTAAAGTCGATATGATGAGTTACCGGACGTTAATGGAAACCATGCCTATAGCGTTGCGTAAAGTTGCAAATGCGTTTGGTTTCACTGGCAAATCTGCTGAACAGGACCTTTATAACGCGTTGCAAAGTGGGCAAATATCAGTTGACCAGTTGAACGATAAATTTATCGAACTTAACAAGGGTCAGAATGGTTTTGCACAACTTGCGAAGAAAAACAGTGCCGGGATTGCAACGAGTTTCGCTAACTTGAAAGCTAGTGTCGTAAAGAACCTTGGAAACATGTTAACTGCCATTAACGATGGTTTTAGCAAAGCCGGTTTTGGTTCTATCGCGCAAGTACTTGATAACATGAAAGTTGGCATTAACGGATTTTTTACTGCTATAACGCCAATTGTTACGCAAGGAACGACGGTTATTTTGAACTCGTTGAGGTCAATGTTTGATTTCGTTAACGCTAACAAGGATTGGCTTATACCATTAACTATCGGAATTGGTGCATTTGCTGGACAGATGGCTTTATTGAAGAAGGCTGTATCGTTTGTTGATAGTGCGAAAACTTCTATTTCAACATTCAAAGCGATTATGAAAACCATGACATTTGATGATGTTATGTTGGGAGTTGACCCAGTAACTAAATCAATTGAAAAACTCAATGCTGCCTTTAAAGTCTTTGGCGGGGTAAGAATGATTGCGATTGCAGCTATTGTTGCAATAGTTGCTGCATTAGTCTACTTCTTTACTCAAACTGAGAGGGGACGTCAAATGTGGCAATCTTTTGTTTCGTGGTTATCAAATGCATGGCAAACACTATCGACAATCGCTACATCTGTTTGGGGGAAAATTAGTGATGCTGTTAGCGCTGCTTGTAACACGGTAAAAAACGTATTGGGTGGTGTTAGCCAAACTATTCAAGGATTTATAACCAAAATGGGCGGCATTGGCAGTATTGCTTCCACGATTGTTAGCACCTTAACCAAAATAGGATTAGCTGCATTAGGGATTTCTGGTCCTTGGGGGCTTGCTGCGGGGGCTGTCATTAGTTTTGTAACAGCTTGGCTGCAAACTGGACAACTAAACGCCGATGGTATTACTCAAGTTTTCGATCAGTTAAGCAACACTATCACAAATATAACTAACGCTATTGTTGCAAATATTCCGCTGATTGTCGGAATGATAACTAATGTCATTGTAGGCATTGCCAACAGCATTTCTGAGAATCTTCCACAAATCATTGCGGTCGGTACGCAAATTATTACGTCATTGACAACGGCGATTGTAGCTGCGTTGCCACTACTGATAGTTGCAGGCGTACAGATTCTGATTGCGCTTATCAATACCATAGTTGCAAGTTTGCCAATGATCATTACGGCTGGTCTGCAAATTATCATGGCACTTGCTAACGCCATTGTTACCGTATTGCCAATGCTTATTACGGCCGGCGTGCAAATCATTATGGCACTTGCTAATGCTATTATTAGCAATTTGCCGCAGATCATTGAAGCTGGGGTAGAGATTCTTACAGCGTTAATTAATGGTATTGCACAAGTGCTGCCATTGCTTGTGGTTAGTGCGTTACAAATCATTGTTGCATTAGCAGGAGCTATCATTAGCAACTTACCGCAGATTATAGCAGCAGGGGTACAAATTATAGCTGCTTTGATAAAAGGTATTCTGCAAATGATGGGCGGCTTAGGTGGTGTAATGGCACAAGTCGGGCGTAAGGTCATTGATTCAGTTGCTCATATCGATTTATCGGCTAACGGTAAGGCAATCATGAACAGTTTGCTTGGCGGTCTTAAATCGGCTTGGGAAAGTGTTAAGTCGTTTGTCGGTGGCATTGGCAAGTGGATTAAAGCCCACAAAGGGCCTATCAGCGTTGACCGGCGTTTGCTGATTCCCGCCGGGCACGCAATCATGAACGGTCTGGGCAACGGGTTAGTCGATGGCTTTAGTGATGTTCAGAAGTCTGTTTTGGCAATGAACAAGCAAATCACCGACGCAATGCAACCTGATGTATCTGGTTTTGCTAACCGATTGAACGGCATGGCAAGCGATGTACAATCACGGTTCGCCGGCTCGCTGACCATGCAAGACAGCACTTTGCAAATGCAGAACAACGCTTTACTGCGTCAAATTGCAGGCAAAGATACAACGATGATTCTTGATTCCGGCGTGCTTGTCGGTGCAACGGCTGGCAGTTACGATCAACGATTAGGGCAACGAACGGCATTAAAGGATAGGTGGAGTTAATGGAATTTATATTCAGAGATTTACCGCCAACCGATGTTGACGTTGACACGTTGCCAAACGTTGAAGGCTTCGCTTTCGCTGAATTCGATAGCGTCAAATCTGGTTGGTGGTTAACCGAACGAACGGCACCAACGCCAGAAGAGCAAGAAATCACTGAAAGCGTGCCATATCGTCAAGGTAGCTATGATTTTTCGATGATCGATAACGAACGGTTTTTCAATAATCGAGAAATCACCTACAAGCTGTTATATGTCGGCGAAGAGTATCACAACCGCAAGGGCTTTGAACAAGAGCTGAAACGGCAACTAATGCCCCACAACTGGGGCAAGTTGGTTGATACTCACGAACCGGTTTACTACTGGTGGGCCAAGTGCAAGAGCGTTGAAGTTGATGATAGCAGCGACAACGAAACGCTAGAAGCGTCAATCGTGTTCACTGCATATCCCTATGCTTACACGAACCACAACGAAGGCGCTGACTACTGGGACGATGTTTTCTTCCCGCACTGGATATGGCAACAAGTCAAGTTCAGCGTCAATGGTAGTCAGGACGTCAATGTTAAAAACATTGGCTCACGGCCGGTTCTATCGTCTTTCGTGGTAACTGGTAACGTCAAGGCGAAAGGGAGTTTCGGCGAAGTGTCGTTAAACGATGGCAACTACAAGCAAACGCAAGTAGTGCTTGATATAGGCGACAACAAAATTAATTTGTCTGGCAACGGCACAATAGAGTTCGTCTTTAAACGTGAGGAGATGGTTTAATGTATCGAATTATCGGGTATAACGAACCAACTGATAAGAACGGCTTTATCGTGCTTGATCAGCGAGTAAATCGAACGGTCAGCGAAGGCAAGTTAACGATCAAAGAAACTGATATTGATGATCTGGAGTTAACCGTAAACCGTGATAACTTGCTGTTTGACAACGTTAGGCCAATGCACACGCACGTTGAAGTCTATGATGACGATAAACTATTGTTTCGTGGCCGAGCAATCAAGCCAAAGAAAGAAATGCAATCAAGCGGGCGCTTCATCAGAACGTACACGTTCGAAGATATTGAAGCGTATCTGCTAGATAGCATTCAGCGTTTCTATGAAGCGGTTGGGCTAACACCGAAAGAATTTCTTCAATCATTGATTGATGTCCACAATAGCCAAGTGCCACAGTATAAGCAGTTCAAACTGCGTAACTGCAACGTTACCAACAATAAAGATGACGCTTATCGGCAAATTGATTATCCAAAAACACGGGACGCAATCAAAGACAAGCTGATTAACGAGCTGGGCGGTTATCTGGTAACAGAGTACAAACCGGACGGCCCAAACATGCTTGACTATGTAACCGACATTGGCAACGATCACAAGAACGATACGCCTATCCAGTTAGCAGTTAACATGAAGTCAGCGAGCCTTACGATTGACCCCACAAAGGTTATAACTAGGCTCGTCCCGTTGGGCAAACAGTTAGAGCCCCAAAAAGTCGAGGTTGACGGCGAAAACTCAACAACAACGACTGGCGGTGGGGCAACGACTGCTATTAATGGCGATTGGACAGAAGCCATTAAGCATGCTGCGAAGATGATGAACGTCAACCTTGACCAGAACGGGTTGAACGCTGTTCTAAGGCGTATCAATCAGGAATCTGGGGGTAGCGAAACCGTCACGAACAACTGGGACAGCAACGCGCAGGCGGGCCACCCGTCAACGGGGCTGTTACAGTATATTCAGCCAACATTCGATAAGTGGAAGGTACAAGGCTATGAAGACATTCACAAAGGCTTTCAACAATTGTTGGCGCTGTTCAACGATTCAAACTGGCTTGCTGACATTTCACATGCCGGCGGTTGGGGCCCAACTGGTACACGGCGGGTTAATGGCTCAGTCAGTGATACCACGACCGAAACGCTCACTAACGGTTGGGGCTGGCCGTTTCCTAGCGTTGGCGAAGGCAGTTTTAGCCAAGCCCAAAAATTTGGCTATGATGGTGGCTTTAGACCTAATTCATTTCATGATGGATTAGATTTTGGTTCCGTAGATCACCCGGGTAGTGAAGTGCATGCTATTCACGGTGGCACGGTAGTTTTCAAAGGCTACATGGGCGGGCTTGGCAACTATGTTGTAACGCACAGTACGGACGGTTTTAATATCGTGTATCAAGAGGCATTCAGCAGTGCCGGTCAGATTCGCGTCAATATTGGTGATAAGGTCAAAACTGGCGATATTATCGGTTGGCGAAACACTGATCACTTGCACATTGGCGTTACTAAAGCTGATTTCTACGATGCCGTCAAGAAGTCGTTCACAAACGATGGCACGTGGTTAGACCCACAAGCGCTGATCAAAAACGGCGGTGATGGCTCACAGTCAAAAGACGAGAGTAAGAAAGAAGAGGTCAGCGACTCAAATGCTGCTAGGCCAAAGCTAACGATTACTAGCGTCAACGAAGGGCGCGATTACATTGATATACCAGACTTGCAAAAAGAATTCGGCATTATCAACGGAACGATTGAGTTTAACGAAGTAACCGACGCTAACGATTTAATGAACCAAGCAAAAGCATGGATTGACGCACAGCGAGTGCCAGAGAGCTGGGAAGTCAGCGCGGTCGAGTTTAATTTGCCTAACTTTGATCATTTCAAAGTTGCCGACCGGTATATGTTCATCAACCCGTATGTAGCGCAATTACAGTTGCTGCGAGTGGTGCAAAAAGAAGTTGACCTCTTGCAACCGCACAAGTCAACGCTGACTATCGGCGATAAGTCGTTAGGGCTGACCGATTATCAGCTAGAAGTGAACCGTCAAGCTCAAGACTTCGAAAGAGTTAAGGTTATTGTTGGCCGTGTAGCTGAAGTTCAAGCAAGCGGTCAATCTAACGTGTCAAGTACGACCACGATTATTCAGAACGGAGCAAGCAGCGAAGATGTAACGCAGCTTAAGTTTGATATGAAACAATTGCAATCGATCATTAACGATAAGATACCGGCGGGCTATGTATCGCAAGCGGACTTTAACAAATTGAAAGCCGAAGTTGATAAGCTGAAAGGGGCAAGCTAATGGCAACCACTGATGATATGAAAAGCATTGCTGAAACGATTCGCAAGGCTCAGTATGGCAAAGATGTTCGGGAAGCTATCGCAAAAGGCTTTGAACTGTTAGCTGCAAAGCAAGACAAAGTCGATGGCTTTTTGGATTCATACGGGCTTGATGAAGACACTTTGAATGAACGATGAAAGAAGGTGAATAAATGGCATTACGAGAAAAAGCACGGCTAACGCTTGATTTAACCCGCTATCAAGACCAAATCTTAGACATTAGCGGATATTTCAAAGGCCGTGTAGGTGATACTGACGACTATTTGCCGGTGTATATCACTAGCAACAGTCTTCCCGTTGATATGCGGGGCTGGAAATACGAATATGGCGGTGTCGACAGTCAAGGATACGTTCACAAGCATATCTACCATGTTGAAGCTAATGATCGCAACGACCAAATCGCATTAGGACGGGTAACGTTACACTTTGACGAGCGCACATTTAACGTGCCTGGACACTGGCAACAGTTTTTTGTTCGGTTCATCGGGCGAGATGGTCAAACGGTATCAACCGTTGACATGGATTTTGATGTTATCGATGACCAGTTTTTTGCACACGTTGGGAATGCCGGCCGAGATTATATCGGAGAGTTTGAACGAATCCTTGAGCAAGTAACCGACAAAGGCAACGCGATTAAGGACAAGCTTAATGAAGCGGGCGAAACGTACAGTCAGGAATTCAGCGAATGGTTGGCTAAGTACAAGCAATCGTTGAACGACGCAATGGCAGAAGTGAACGACCCTAAGAATGGGTTGTACGTTCGCTATAATCAACTGCTGGAGATGACGCAACAAATCCAAGAAACGCTGAAACAAGCTCAGTTCCACGATCGAGCATGGCAATTCAGCGATGTCCCGACCATGCAAAGTTATGCTGCATTAGCTGCGAACGACCTTGCAATCACGAAGGGTTGGGATAACTACGATGACGGGCATGGCGCTGTTTGGCAAATTCGCGTTAAGCATAAGGACGAAACCCCAGACGGTACCAACGTCATTGCACTGTCTAATGGCATGGTTGCCGAGCGTAACGCAAGCATGGTTACGGCTGATAGTCTGGAAGACTTGCTTTACGGTTACGAAATCACAATCGTACACAATCAAGCCGATTATCCAGAGCCGAAAGTCATGTATTACGAATATGCAATCGGCACTGAACCTAACGGGCTAGGGAGTGGTCCAAGCGGATTTGGTCAGACTAACACAAAGCTAGTCCCTTGCATGGCTACGTATCCAGATGCTAACACGATTAAGGTTCGATTACCGCGCAATTTCTACCTTGATGACGCGCCTAACTTTGAATCGAGCGCCGGTGCATGGTATGTTCGTGACGGCTACAAGACGATCAAGGTCAGTCTGGGCAACGTTAACGCGCAACTGGCGTTGACTGGTGAAGGGAAAGGCAAGAGCGCACTTGCAGGCAGTTCGGGCTATTTCAGCAAGCCTACAAGTCCTAGTGATCTGCGGGCTATCTATATCGATGAGCACACGCAGCGGCTAGAATGGCGCAACTAAACTAATAGGGGGATATTAAGTTGAAGTATTATATTTATCAGGGTACAGGCACTAGTGGGGAACTTACTAAGATTGCGGAAGTTACCGACCAGAAAACCTACACGGTTACGGGTCTGCAAGCGAAAACGACCTATTGTTTTGCTGTAAGTAGTTACAACGGTCTGCGCGAAAGTGCCAAGTCGAACATCGTAACGGTAACTACGAGCGAAATCCCGGTACAATCCATTACGATTGCGATTGATAAGACTGCGCTTGAAGTTGGTGGTACGGCTAAGGCCAGCGTAACGGTAACGCCCACTAACGAAACGGACGGGGACTACACGCTGACCAGTACCACGCCGACGGTTGCAGCGGTTGATCAGTCTGGCAATATCAAGGCAATTGCGCCTGGTACAACCACGATTAAGGCAACTATTGGCACTAAGACGTCAAACGTGGTAACAATCACGGTCTATGAAGCACTGGTCAACGTATCTAACCTTACGTCAAGCAACGTAACAACTAACAGCGTTGGTTTGAGCTGGACTTAAAAAGCAGGTGATGTCATGCAGTATCGAGTACGCAACGGCACCGCTTTAATCGCAACTACAAGTAGTAAGAGTTATACGGTAACGGGTTTATTGCCTAACACTGCGTACAACTTAAGCGTAATGGCTTATAGCGGCTTGCGAGAAAGCGAATCAAAAAGTATTAGCGTACTGACACGAGGCATTCGCATTCGTGTTCCTACGACTTTAACAGTCGGTTCAACTGCCAACGTAATCTATCTGGAGTATCCACTCGGTATCGTGCCAATCGGCACTGAGCCTAGCGGTTTCTTTGGCGGTGGTAATCGACAAACGTTGCCGGTTAAAGTTGTCAGTGTATCTAATGGTGTTAGCACGTTAGAAATCACGAGTAAATTTAGCAACTTTTCCGACAACCAACTAATGCAAAGATTAGATGATGGTAGCTTTGGCGCATTTGATGGCGTCAAGGCTATTTATTTTAAAAATTAAGAGGTGAAAAAATGGACCTTACTAAAATTTTTAGTGGCATGGATAAAGGGCCTGAAGCTATCCAGGCCAACTTTGAAAAGTTGAACGCTGCTAGTGGTAGTGGTACTGAGTGGAGCAAAGTTGGGCTGACCAGCCTTAATGGCTTCGGTGGAAATAATTTGTGTTGGCGCAAATATAAAGCGGGCGGATTGACAATTCTAGAATTTTCTGGTTGGTGTACTACGCCAACTGTTAAACAAGGACAGCGGGTTGATATTGTTAAGATGTCAGACGATATCAAGAACTTGTTCGGTTCGTATTTCGCACAAACCGGATATATCGATGGCAGCCCCGCTAGTGGTTTGAGTTTCGATCAAGGGAACGGGAAAATTTCGATGACAAATGGTTATAACTTCGATCTATCCCCATTTAGCGCTATGATTTCGTTGCTGATTGTTGGCTAGGAGGTGTTTTAATGAGTAAAGTAGTTTATCTTTACAATGCAAAAAATCGCATGCATGAGTTTTTAGGAACTGAAAACGTTGATGATAATGCTGTATTGACAGAAGGTCAAACATTGGTAGCGCCTCAAACTGCCAATGCATACTGGGACGGGCAAAATTGGGTTGATAACACGGAACTGATCACTATCTATCATTATGACAGTGATGGCAGTTTAGATAGTCTAGAAATCGCAACAAAAGATGCGGTTTTAAATTCCAATGAAACAACGATTAAGCCGTTAGATGAAAACGGCTTAGGCATGTACAAGCCAAAATTTGACAAGTCCCAAAATAAGTGGGTTGAAACGTTGTCAAAGGAAGAAATCGATAAATTGAAAAAACCCGAAAAAATTGAATTGAACGATGAATCTACTATTGCATTGCTTACCGCTCAACTGCTGCAAACGCAAATGACGGTCAAGCAGCAGGGTACGCAAATTGCTAGTCTAACTAGCGCACTACTGGCAAACGCAAAGGCAAAGGCAAATAACTAAAGAGAGGTAAAAGCTATGTATTCTATTTTCAAAATGTATTACCCAATGGGCTTGTTCACTGTACAACAATGCAAGGACGCGGTTTTTGTCGGTTGGCTGACCGCCGAAGAATTTAAGGAAATCACCGGGCAAGATTACGTGGCTGCGTAATCTTTTTTATTTTGTCGCCTAAGAAAGACAACAGTACCATGCGGGGCGGATTTGAAGGGGGGATTTTGAAGTGCCATATCACATTTTAATGTTTCGGCAAGTGCAGCATATGGTTGATGATCCGCTTATCATTGCGTTTACTTGGTGCGTAATCATTGATGTAGTTACTGGCTATATCAGATCGGCATTTGTCCGTAAGACCAACTCAACTAAGGGCCTTTTCGGGTTAGTCAAACATACAGTAGTTTTGGTTAGCATCATTAGCATCTATCCATATCTCATTAGTCTAGGTTTTGACTTGTTAGCGCAAACGATGGTGTGGGGATTTATCCTAAACTACCTAACATCAATCACCGAGAACTGGGGCGAGATGGGACTGTGGTTGCCACCACAGGTCAAGGCAATCCTGGTCAAGCTCCAGTCTGACTACGACGCAACGGACTACAACGCCATTACTGGCGCTAAGCAAAATAAGGGAGGCAAGTAACATGGCTAATCTCGTCATGGACGTATCTGGGTATCAGCCAGATACTGTCAGCTTTTTTCAAGCAGCTAAAAATGCAGGCGTTAAAGCCGTAATCGTTAAGCTAACACAAGGATCAGCAGATGGTGATGCGTATGTAAATCCTAAGGCACAAGCCCAAATTAATGATGCACAGGCGGTGGGACTGCTTGTACACGGCTATCACTACGCACGCTTTAACGGCAATCAAGACGCACGTAACGAGGCTAAGTGGTTTACCGACCATGCTAAAAAGTTTGGTTTAGGGCCAGATTCAGTATTAGCACTGGATATTGAAGATAAAGCTAACGCCAAGTATGCAACCAGTGATGCTAATGCGTTCTTACAAGCGGTCAAGGATTCCGGTTATCCTAAGGTAGACATTTACTCGATGGCATCTTGGTTCTGGCAAGGCCGGCTCAATGCTGCTCAGCTGATCGCCAAAAACAAGTGGGTTGCCAACTATGGTGTCAGTCAGCCTGGTGTTGACAACGTGGGTACATGGCAGTTCTCAAGTAACTACAACATCGCTGGCAATGGCGTTGATATGTCATACGACTTTAGCGGATTCTACACTAATGCTACTGTCACGCCGGAATCTAAGACCGTCATCAGTACGCCAACGCCTAAGCCAGTTGCTGTGCCAAAGACTTGGGTAGACAACTTAGGCGACAAGTGGACGGCTGAAGACGGCAAATTTATCAGCAATACGGCCTTGCACTTGCGGTGGGGCGCTCGACCTAGTGCATCTACGATTGCAGTTCTGCCAGCGGGCAGTGTGATCAAGTATGATGCCTGGTCGCGAGGCAACGAGTTTGTCTATGTACGTCAACCACGTGGTAACGGCTATGGCTATGTAGCTGTCCGCGATGCTCGCACGGGTGAGGCATACGGCAAGTTTGAGTAAGGGGTGATTAGAGTGACACAGTTTGACATTACGTATACTGACTTCAAGCGTGAAGATACGACTAACGATATCACCATCAAACTATACGCCGATAACAAACGGCCAATCATACCTGATGCCAGCCACACGTGGAAAGCTAAGGTTGCTAAAGGTGATAAGTATGTCGGCGAGTACCCAGTTGCGATTTTCGGCAACACAATCAAACTTTCGTCAAGTAACCTAACTAGACTGCCAGACGGCATCTACGCTTTGGAGTTGTGGGAAACCTATGACAGATCTACTGCTATCTATCCATCAACCGGAGTGATGGAGTTTACGGTGCACGAAAATATCGATGATACATTAGGGACGATTGACCCGACTACTGACATCAACGCTATTATCGACGATCTGCATAAAGCTGGACAGAATGTCAAAGTGGTTGCCACCAATACGTTATCACCTGGAAGCAAGGCGTCAGTAACGCAGTCTATCGCTAACGGTGAAAATCAGCTAACGTTTAACATTCCTCAAGGCATTCAAGGTGAGAAAGGTAATGTAGGGCCTGCTCCTACGCTAAAAATCGGAACGGTAACTAAGCTTGGCCCTGATCAAGCACCAACAGTAGCTTTGACTGGCGACAATGGCGCCTACACGCTTGATCTAGGTATTCCACAGGGCATTCAAGGCAATCCTGGTAATGACGGTCATACGCCGGTCAAGGGCACCGATTACTGGACTGATGCCGATAAGCAAGACATCTTAGACGAGACGAAGCAATATGTAGACGATGCTATTCTTAGTGGGAAGTGGTGATTAGATGAGTTTGAATGATATGATGCAGGCACTCATGAATTCTGTGCGTAAAGTGACACAGACTGACCAAGCATTGAAAATTAGCGATGCAATTGCTTTACTATCTTCTTACGAAGGAACCAAAATTGTTAACATCGGCGCGGCAAGTGTTGCTAGTAACTTAACCACACCAGCTCGGTATTACACAACGGGTGCGTTCCTTTCAGGTAAGCCCGCTAACGTGGCGAATGACGACAAAATACAGCTCGATGTCATTCAAGATAAGAATGGCAATTTAGCACAACTTTTTTTCGTTAACAACGTAGTCTGGGCACGTCAAAATAGCACTAATGGTTGGTCTGACTGGACTAAATTAGGGGGGGTAGCTAAGGCCCTCTTAACGTCTTTCTTCCGCACTATGAGAGGGGGCTTAGCGTATGTCGCTTAGCAGCACTATGACCTCTCTTATGGACAAGGCCAGAGCTAACTATCATACTACTGACAAACTTTCAATTGCTAATTTAACTGATTTGATGACTAAACCAGCGGTTAATGGCCCGCTTTCTATCACTTATCCAAATTGGACCAAAGCCTCTGGGTGGAGGACTGATGCTTTGGTCATTGTGCCCGTCTTCAAAGGGGTTCCGATTTGTGTGACGGCTGAAATCAAAGATATCGCCTCTACAGCAAGCGATCAAGGGCCATGCTTGCTGTGTAATTTTATAGACAAAAATATGAACGAGTTGTCATACTGGGATGTTGATAGCAACGGTAACTATAAGCTTGTGAATAATCAAGGGGTTCCGGTTGGGTTGGACGATATTTTTAGCAACAAAAATGGTCTGCGAAGTGCTCAACGGCTTTTTGACAATTCAAATCTAAAAAATGTGGCATATATCAAGATTGGCATTGGCAATAATACTACGACAACATACAGCTTTCGTAACTTAGTCGTAAGCTACTACGAGCCATATAGCGTACAAAATCTCATAGCTGGGGGACAATCTAGCTCCACTAGTAGCTCCAGTAAATAGTGATATGCAAGGATAAGGCCAGGCTCAGCGCACCTGGTCGGGACTAGTCCATATCGCGCAACTTAGGCTCGGCTTTGATGCCGGGCCTTTTAATAACAATTGAATATAAGCCCTACACATGGCACCAAAAAATATCAATAAAAAGAAAAGAGGTGAGTCCTCTTCTTAATTAACATTGGCCGTGTGTAGGGCTTTTTTGTATATTTATATTAATTTGAAGAGCACAGTGAATACCGGTCGAATAAAAGGAAGCATAGATTATGAAATTGTATAAAGTAGTAAAAAAATATATACCAGTTGAAGCTTATCAAACAGATAAGCCTATGGATATTCAAACGCTTGAAGGGGTAATGCATGCTAATACTGGAGATTGGATTATTATTGGCGTTGAAGGAGAAATGTGGCCAGTAAAAAAAGAAATCTTTGAAAAAACATATCGCATTATTTCGGAAAAATAGTAATTTTTTTGCTTTATAAGAGCGATGCCGGGCTTTTTCTTTTTGTTTTCTTTGCAATTGTTTCTCAATTGATTTTAAATGCTATAATCAAAGAAACTAATGTTCGAGGTAACGATAAATGGGTGAGCAAAAAAATGTTTATTTTAATCAACACGGCGAAGTAGTTAGCCGAGGATATGATGGAAGAAATCATTATGAACAGATTGTCTTTAATCTGCGACAAGTAGAGGCAATTAAACTAATTATTGAAAAATACGGCGGCAAAGGTCATGGCTAAAGTCAGTTAAATTGATAATGGATAAAAAATAAAGCAACCTGACAGGGGTTACTTTATTAGTCTGCTGAGATATACTTAAATTGTTATCCCCACGTATGTGGGCGTGATCCCAATATTGATATTAGATGTTTGGATTTTTAAAAAGTTATCCCCACCATGAGTGGGGCTGCGGTCGTCATTATGACGGCCGTTTTTTGTGCAACAAAAAGTGCAACGGTTAGGGAACTTATATATCATTCTAGGTCAGCAAATCGAGCTGATATGCATATTTGTGCATTATAAAAAACTATATAACACTATGCTGACCTTTATCGACAATGTATTTAACATCGTTAAAACGTTGATATAACAGCATTTATAGTTTAGCAGTGCAATATTAGTGCAACGATAGCTATAATTGCGCTAATTTCTGCTCAATTTCGTCGTCCAGCTTGTGCTTATATTCATCTATCAAGTAAGCATATACATTGCTAGTTGTCGTCATATTTGAGTGCCCTAATCGTTTGCTAATTGCGTAAATATCGATTCCTTGACTTAAAAGAAACGCAACATGGCTGTGGCGTAGTGCATGAAACGTATAATCGCGTTTTTTAATTCCGATTCGTTCCATAGTCGATTTAAGATAGGCGTTAACTTTTTTTATGAAAATAGTTCGAAAAGATTGCGGAGTTTTAGCAAACAAAAGTGGCGTTTGATTAACTTTTAGCTGCGACAATATCTTAAGCAGCTCACCATTAACTCGAATTGTCCTGTTTGAACTTTCATTTTTGGTTGGCTTAAATCCGGTATTGTACTTATAGTCAATGGATTTATTAATCGTGATCGTTCGGTGCAGGTAGTCAACGTCTTTCCAGGTCAAAGCAATAATTTCCGAAAATCTTGCGCCGGTATAAATAGCAGTCAAAACGATATAAGGCTTAACGTTATCTGGTTTTAAATCGTCATTAAGGGCTGATATAAGCCGTTTAAGCTCATTAATAGATAAATACTCAGGGTTTCGTGTCAACGATTTGTCATAGGTTATATTTGCATTATAGGTAAAGTCTTTAGTGATGATACCGTCTGCAATAGCTGATTTAACGCAAGCTTTAATTTTTGACGTCATTTCTTTCATTGTTCCCAACGAGTGATCTTTGCCATAGTCGTTTAAAAATTGCTGATAGGTGCTGCGCTTGATCTGCTTGATTCTAGTTTCGCCAAAATAACTTGTGATAACTCGGTAATAACTCATATAGTTGCGAGCCGTTGCCTTTGATATTTTCGGCAAGCGATAAGTTTCACACCACGTTTTAAAGTAGTCGGCAAAAACCGGGTCTGCTGCAATATCAACGCCATTGATCAGCTCATTTTCCATTTGAGTTGCATAGTCTTTGGCCTGCGCTTTGGTAGCAAATCCAGACTTTGCTTTCTGGTGGAGTTTCCCATTTTCATCATGCCAGCTGATACGAGCTTGCCACTTTCCATTCCGTTTTGTAAAAGAAGCCATAAATATTTTCCTTTCGTACATATGTTCGATTTAAGTCTATTTTTAAACCCTAGCCGTAACAGCTAGGGTTATTTTTGTTTAAGTTGCTATTCCCAACCATTCGCTTTTGCAATGCTTTCTTGAATCTGCTGCGTGTCAGCAATAACATCTGGGTCGCCTGCAAAACTGCCAGTATCGTTGCCAGTCTGATAAATCGTACCACCTTGCGATGGTTGAGCGGTGTAAGTTTGATCGCTGCTGCTTGAACTTGATGCCTGGGTAGTGCTGCTACCACCATTATTTTGAGTAACGGTTTTAGTTTGCGAAACCACGTTTGTTTGAGTTGTAGAAGATGATGAAGAGTTAGATTGATTAAGTTTCTTTCTTTCTGCTTTGCTTAACTTTTTGCTAACTTTGTAAGTCTTGGTCCCGATTGTTTCAAAGTTATAGTTGTCAAATTCCAAGCGAACTGGATTGTCGTTGTTAATAGTGAACGTCATAACCGCTTTAACGGTCTTTCCAGGAAGCAACTTGTTGTATAATCCGTCTTCATATTGCTGTAATGGATTGTTCCCATTTTCATCTAATGCTGCCATTCCCGGTGTGAGCTGCACGTCAGAAGTTTCGTTTTTTTGATAGGCACCAACTACCATATATACGTTTGACGGGTCCATTTCCTTTGTCGAGTTGTTAGTAACATCACAGTAAAGGACAAGAATCTTTTTGCCTTGATCTGCTGAATCCATAACGTCCCATTTGGTAAAACGATAAGTTTCGTTGCCAGCGTCAAAAACGTTGTTTTTGTAAGTCCAAGTCCGCTCAGAGGCGTTAGGGTCAGGCTTAACCGATGATGATCTTGAAACGTTTGATGAACTGGAAGAACTTGAAGATTTCGCTTTGTTTGTATTAGTGCTGCAACCGGCTAAGGCAATTCCACATGCCATTATCAAGAAAGCAATACTTTTTCTCATAATATCTAACCTCAATTATTTATAATTTTGCTACTTATTTCCTTTAGTTATAAATTAACTGTATATCTAATGCACTTACCTATGATTCTGCCTGGGTAATCTTCACTTAAAACAATAGGCGGGTAATCGTTGTTATCTGCTAATAGCATAACAACGTTCCCTTGATGTCGAACCCGTTTTAAAGTAGCCTGCGTATCGCCGTCAACGAGAACGGCTGCGATTTCACCGTCTTCAACAGTAGGTTGTTCATGAATTATAGCAAGCGCACCGTTAGGTATTGTTGGTTCCATGCTATCGCCTTTACAAATTAGTCCAAATAAGATACCAGACGGAACGGGCTTATTAAATATTTCCGTTGCATATCCATCTATGTTTTGATCAGCAGTAATCGGATCACCGCAAGCAATTTCGCCGACAATAGGTATTGTTATTTTTTCAGTTCCTGCTATATAACCTTTATCTATGTGATTATTGTCTGATTTTTGTTCGTTGATTCCTAATATTTCTTCAGGAGTTGTATATAGCGCCTTTGCAAACTTATCTACTTTATTAATTGGGAAACCACGTTTTTTGTTGAAATACCTAGATAAACTAGATTTAGCTAATCCCGTTCTACGCGCTAATTCATTAAGCGAAATATGCTGTTTTTCCATTAACTCGTTTAAATAATCTATTACTTGATCGTTATTTCTCATTGCTTTCACCACCTTATTGTTTTGTCTTTAAATTATATGACAAATGTTCAGTTTTTGGAACAACAAGAAAAAATATTGTATATTAGTGTTGACATTCGGGAACATATGGAATATAGTATTAATTGTTCCCGAAAGGAAACGGAAAGGAGCTATGCAATGGTCAAATTTAATCTGAAACGATTGAAGGCCGAACGTGTAGCGCAAGGAATGACGCAAGCTGACATTGCGAAAAAGCTTGGTATGACACGTGTTAGCTATGCTAAACGTGAAAACGGCGATATTAATATTTCTGTTGATGAGTTTGCAAAAATCCTTACAGCGCTAGGTTACGACAAAAATAAAATGCCTATTTTTTTTGAAATAGATGTTCCCGAAAATGAACGAAAGGGGTAAATAGAATGGAAAGTTTTAATGCAGAATCAGTAATTCGTTATGTT